CATGCTCGCCACCTTCGCCGCGTAATGTATAAAAGATTTGAGGTTTACGTTTAGCAGCTTCAAATACTGATACTGTTATAAAGATACCGCATAGTAATAGAGCGTGAAATAGAATATTAATTCCTAAATACATCCAAGTACCAGTCATTGCAGTAAATACTATACACCACATCCATGCAAGTATCTGCATAACTAAGTGACGTACTCTTAGATCTTTGATGTTAGACAATGGATTCTTTTCATGATCCATTACTAAATTCCACCAATCCATAATAAAACTTGTCATAATATAATTCTTTCTTAATTTAAGGGGGTGGTGTAACGCGGGGAGTTATCAACACAGAGGAATTTCTGCTCAGCCCACACCGCGCTTAGAATGAGGTTTGCTCACTCACGACATACACCTGCCGGGATACTTCCATCGACCCTTTTGTTGTGACTGCGAATATCACTTCATTCATATGGGATTTGGTAACCCATATTAGTTAGGAGCAACCTAACGTGGCATTTGGTCAGGGTGGCTGGATTCGAACCAACGACATCTACGTCCCAAACGTAGCGCTCTACCAAACTGAGCTACATCCTGTTTTTATTTTACGATTGACTCATATAGATCTTCAATCTCTTCCTTTTGCTGCTGAAACTGTGCAAAGTTCTGCTTGTGATAGATCTTTGCAAGTGCATTAATATACTTCTTATCGATAGCAACATCATCCGCAAGTGCATTAGCAGCTTCTTTTTGAAAGTCTCGTTCTGCATCAATACGTGTCATTGAGTTTGACATTTCTTTCATGCAGTCGAGAACCTTCTTTCGATCAGTTTCGTTACTCAGCATTAGCTGTATCTGGTTCTTCAGTTCCAGCATCTTCAGCTTCTGCTGGTTTATTTGCTTCAAGGAAAGCATTGATTCGATCTCGGACTCCGCCGACTGATGTAAGTTCTTCTCCACGGAAGGCTCCTCGTGTTGATGCCACGTCAATGATTTGAATAGTGGCCTGCAAATCATTAAGACCCAGCTGAATTACTGCAGTCTCTTGTGTTTCAGGTGTTACGTTATTTTCTTCGCTCATAATTAATCTCCGTATGATGAGTTTTTCTCTAAAGCAACCCAGTATTCTACTGACTCTTTAGTATGTTTAAAGTGTGATATTAGCTTCTTCGTAATAGATACGTCATAATCACCATTGATAAATTTAAAGTTACCGATATTGAATACTAAACGAAAGGCTTCCTCTTCACGAGTAACGTCTTCCAATTCAATTTCAAATGTATTTGATGTAGCATCGTTTACATCAGTAACAATAATTGAAGCAGTATTCTCACCGGCATTACCAGTAATTACTGCTGTATTTATACCTAAAGCAGATGCCGCTTTACGAATAGACGACATATTTTCTTGTGTCAATGTAAAGCTGACTTCGTTAGAAGGCATTATAACATCCTTCGAAGGAGACGTCAAGATAGACGAATCTGAGAAGAAGTATTTGATTGCCTGTCGATCTTGAGAGATACGAACAGATTTGTATTCGGGATCAAACGTAAGTTCAGGATCTTCAAACATTCCGATTGCACCTAAGAATTCATGAAGATCGTAGATACCGATTTCAGAAGGAATGTCTTCGGCAATAGTTGCTGCAGACAGAATAGTTTTTGATTCAGACATAGTCTTAATCGTTTTGCCAGGTTTAAGAACAATCTGGCTGTTAATGGCAGCGAAGTTTTTAAGCGTGCCGATGGTTTCATTCGATAGTTTCATGATTTCTCCATAATGAATATAGGTTATTATACCACATATAAACGTATATGTACACGGTTATTTTGAATTAATTTCTTTATCAAGGATGTGTAATCCAATCAAAGTATAGTGTAAGATCTTAAATAAATCTTTACGATGTTCTTCAGGAGTACCTTTCTTGCCAAAGCGGTCAAGATACTTATCAACATTACCTAACATAAAACCCATTCCGTTACCACGATCAATGATAACTTCATTCGCTTGTATTCTTCCTTTACCATAATGTTGACTATAAGTAGAGTCCACGTAATCCGCGAACTCTGCTATTAGTTGATCTTCATTGAATTTGTATTCCATTTAATTCCCTGTTTGTTCTATTGCTGAATTTAGCATTTTTTCCATAGATTCTTCTTCTGAAAATACGCAAGAGTTAACTGTCTCATCGATCATTGCATATAGATCTTTAAAAGCTTCTTTCGTATCAGTATCAAAACGACTAATACATAGGTCTATTGATTTAGCTCTATCTCCGAAGATAGAAAAGGTTTGAGTAATATGACAAAGGCGACGTGTTGAGATGATATCATCTACTCCACCATCTGCAAATGTCTTACGAATAGTATCAGACCATTGTGTAAGGCGATTAGCAAAATCTTCGTCTTTACAATCGAACTTATCCATATGCTTTAGAATAATCTTTTTCTCAACAGAAAGAGTAGGATAAGGTTGTTCAAGTGTAATTGTGAAACGCTCAAGGAATGCTTCATCAATAATAGTAGCTGCAATAAAGCGACCATCATCAGAGCCTTGTCCTTTAGTATTCGCAGTAGCAATCACATTGAAACCATCTTCAGGTCTAATAACCTCACCAGTCTTTTTAATCATGATAGGCTTGCCTTCAAGCACACCTTGTAAACACATGATTTTATTAGAACCACGGTCGATCTCATCAATAAGTAGTAGTGCGCCAGCTTCCATAGCTTTGATAACTGGACCTTTTGCAAATACTGTTTCACCATCTATAAGACGGAAACCACCAAGCAGATCATCTTCATCTGTTTCAGGTGTGATTTGTACACGAACATATTGACGACCGGATTTAGAACATGCTTGTTCGATCATAGTAGTCTTACCATTACCAGATAAACCAGTAACAAATGTAGGGTAGAATGACATAGATTTGACAATCATTTCTACATCTTTTGAGTGACCCCAAGGAACATAGTACTGATCACGTGAAGGTACGTAAACTTCGCTATTGACAACAGATTGTACACTAGATGGCAAAGAAACCTCCTTCTTAGTTTGACGTAATGGTATAACCACTGACTCTAGATTATATACGCCTCGACGTACCTTAGGAAATGAAGTAGCATACTTATACGCTTCACTGTCAGAAAGACCGTTTTCCATTGCAATAGATTTAACGTCAGCAGCTTTAAATTCTATCTGGTCCGGAAACCTTTGAGTTAAAGCTGTATTTATAGTTTTTTCAATATAGTTCATCATAATATAATATTCCTCTTATTTAGCAAAGTATGAGATTAAGTTCCACCATGTGTATTGAGGACCAAAGCCAATGTCAATCCATCCTAATACAAATACAGTAAATATTAAGTATGCGATAGTTTCTGATATTTTTTCTTTGATAGTCATGATAGTCTCTCCTCAATCATTTAATATAGGTATATTATACTATAAGTAAAGAGGAATGTACACGCTTAATTTCATTTATTTTCATTTATTTTTAAATTAAGCGTATACTGTATCATTTATGTTACATCATGCAACAAGAGTAGCAAACTGAGTTGCTAATACTTTGTTGCCTTTCTTAGAAGAAGTATGCTTCTTAAATGCTTTTGTAATCTGTGCTTTTGTAGCTGATGCTGCATAATCTGTATCAAGCTTCATCTCTTCGATTGATGTGCTAAGAGACTTACCATTCAATACGAAATACTTATCATATCCTAATACATTATCAAAGCCAACAAACTTATTAGAGTTGTATAGCTTTTGATAAGCAGTAAGCTTCTTAGTATCTAAATATACATCAGAAGTTGTCTTATGCATCTGGCTTCTAAACTCATATCTTTCATTACATATAAAGAAACCAATTGTTGTAACACCTTCTATGTTACGAAGCTCATTCATTAGTGATGGACCTAGATCCCAACGAGAAGAACACTTAACATTTTTACCATTCATACGAACAGTATATCCTTCTTTGTAGCTTACGATCGTATGATTGTTATCTGCAGCAATAGTAGCATTGTTATGTACAACGTCTCCGTCACCATCAGTTAAGAAAACAGCATTTACTTTTTGAACACCGTGAGTTTTCTTAAAGTCTTTAATAAGGTATTCTGCACATAGAATAGTTTCATACAATGGAGTAGAACCTAGTGATTCGTATGAAGATGCAAGAGGAGATCTCCAGCTGTTATCATAATCAAAAGACTGACGTAGTAGAATTTCACGAGCAAGCTTTCGGTCACTACTCTTCAAGCTAGAAGACATAAGTTCGAATACACCAGAATCGCCAGTATAGAAGTATCCACCTGGTTGGTTCATATGCATTTCTTGATCGTTTGACAATGTAGTAAATCCATATACTACGAAAGGAATATTAACCTTTAAGCAGAAGTCAGCAAGTGTAACGGTCTGACGTATTACTTTACCAATAACTTTTGACATAGAACCAGAGTAATCTACAAACATTACCATACCATGTGATTTAGCATCAGCAAGGTTAGTGATACGTGCGAAGATATCATCGTTATATTTGTAACTATGCAACTTATTTACATTGATAGAACCTGAACGTGAAGTTTGTGCACGTTGAAGACGAAATGCAGCTTTACGCATTTCAAACTCTTTTGCCATAGTAGCAACGACAGGTTTTGTTTCACCTTCAAACTTACGTAGTTCTTCTGAGATATCAGTGTTTCTATTTTTATACTCAGAGAGCATTGCAGAATTAGCACTGATATGCTCATCAAATGTGATGCCATCTACAACCGATTGCTTTCTTGCTTCTAATACTTTAGCATATGGTACTACTATATCTTTCATCTGAGTTCGACTTACACCATTCGAATGAATGCTTTGTTTGCCTTCTTCATCTGAGTCTAAAAGCTTATGCTCATTTTCTCTGAATGCTTCATCAGATTCAACGCGATCGATGTCATCATCTTTGACTACGTTCTCTGAATTTTCTCCGGTTTCTTTGGCAGCGGATGGTTCAACTTCGCCCATTCCTGAGGGAGTTTCATCTTCTTCTGAATCTTGTTCAGTTGCCTCTGAATCCTCCATATGAGAATTGTCCTGCGAATTATCGCTAGACGATAAGCTATCTTCGAAGCTATCATTCTCATCACTGATAGGATGCTGTGGTGTATCTTCTTCAACTTTTTGATTTTCCTTCATAAATGCATATAAAGCTTTACATGCTTCGATAACATCTTCCCATGTTTCGACAGCCATAACTTGATCTACAATTGGTTGCTCTTTAGCAGAATATTCAACTTCTACCAGATCGCGGCATTTTGCTTTGAGGTTGATACGATCAACTACATTGCGTGAGGAGAGATCAACGCCTGCGACCTGGAAGAAGTCTTCATTGTACAATACTGCGTATCCACGTTTAAATGAAGATACGAGGCCAGGATATTGGCGCTGTACAAGTTTCTCAATACGTACATCTTCAACAACATTTACGTATGAGCGGGGTATACCTGGGATTTCTGACGTAGAGTCATGCCATCCTTCAGGTGGTGTAAATAAAGCGTGTCCTACCTCGTGGCCGGTCAGTAGGTCATATACGTCCTTGCCACGGTCTTTCCATAATGGTAGACCTAGAATACGCTTCTCAACATCAAAGAAAGCAGTGCGAAAGTTACCATGCTGTACTTCAATGTTTTCTTTAGCCAGCAATCTAGCTAAAGTTGTCTGTGACGAATTAATCATAATGTCTCTCCTCATTGATTATGGTACTATTATACCACGTAAAAATAGGAATGTACACGTTTATTTTCATCTTTTTTGAATTATTTTCACTTTATTTTAGAAAAGTTATGCTCCTTAGTGAATTCTATCTTAGATCTGAACTTACCATCTAGCAAATCTCCTTTATGAGATATAACAAATACGTTACTATCATCTTCAAGAGTACCAAGGATCTTCATTAGATTATCTACACCATCATGATCAAGAGAAGAGTCAAACGTCTCATCAAGAACTAATAGATTCGTTGATGTAGAATTCTTCATACGAGCAATCTGACGCCACGTGAATAGTAATGCCAAATCAATACGCTGCTTCTCACCTTCAGAGAATGATGCATAGTTAAATGTATCTCTATGACGTGATCTTATAGTTTCAGTAAAGTTCTCATCAAGATCAAATGCTACAAAGAAATCTAATACTTGTAAATAGTTATTTATCAGTTTGTTCATTACAGGTAGATATTCTTTAACCACTTTGGTCTTAATACCACCATCTTTTAGCATTTCACCTGCAGCTTCATTATATGATCGTTCATCTAACATAGAAAGCTTCTTCTCTGATAGAGACTCACGTGCAGTAGAATGCGATTCGAGTTCAGAGTTAGCTTGACCAAGATCACCTTCACGTGATGTAAGACCTGCGATCTCTTTATTCAATGTACCAATTTGTTCTTGTAGACGTGATATATCACGATTATTAGATGTAATCTTCGATGTATTAGATCTCACATCTTCAGCTATTTCATTAAGATTTGTGATCGTAGTTTCTATTGTAGTATGCTGCTCACCTACTTTAGTCATACCTTCTTGTAGTTCTTTAGCACGAGTCTTAGAAGACTCTAATTTCTCTGACTTAATACTCTCGTTTATATCTTGAGTACATGTAGGACACTTATCATTAGTCTCATAGAACTTAGCTTCTTTCACAACAGTTTTCATTTGTTGTTGAAACTGTGCTTGGTATTGCATCAATGATTGTTTCTTATTGTGAGCAGATTTAAGCTTATCCTCTAATCCATCTTGTAGAGATTCGATGGTAGTGCTATAGTCATTGTTTAAAGACTGCATCTCAGTGATCTCAGTTTGAAACGAAGCAATAGTATCTTTCTTAGAATTAATCTGCTCATCATTCATCTGAGTGATATCACGAATATACTTACGCTGTAATGTAATCTTCTCTTTCATTAGATCAAGATTATAGTTAACATCCTTTAGTTCTTCTTTAATGCGTGCACTACGTTCTTTAAGAATAGTATTCATTTTAGAGAAGATGTTAATGTCTAATAGATCCTCAATCACATCACGTCTATGCCCGCCTGGTAGTTGCATAAACGGAATGAACGAAGATGACCCCAGAACAACGATCTGATGGAATGACTTATGGTTAAGCTTTAGAATGTTTTGTTCAAGGAATTTCTGATAATCACGAGCAGCGGATGATTGATTAATCATATTACCATTCTGATATATCTCAAACGTATTAGGTTTAATAGTACGTACAACCTTAAACTCATGAGCTCCTGTGGCAAACTCTACTTCAACAACACAGTGTTTATTATTAATAGAGTTAACAAGCTGAGGCTTAGAGATACTACGATGAGCTTTACCAAATAAAGCAAAGCTCAATGCATCGAGCAGTGTAGACTTACCTGCGCCATTCTGACCAACGATTAATGTTGTAGGTGAACGGTCAAGCTGAACAGTAGTCTTTTCATTACCAGTAGAAAGAAAGTTCTTCCATGATACACTCTTAAACTTAATCATTACACGACCTCTTGGTTCTGAGCTTCTACATATAAACCACGCATCATATTCTTAATCCTATCTTTATCCAAGTCAGTTTCAACTGCATCAACATAAGAGTCAAGGAGCGTAGTGGTATCTTCAATAGAAATATCAGAATCATCTACGTTCTCACCCATGAACTCATCAAAGGTCTCTGCAATCTTCAATTCGTGAGTATCAACTCCTTGGATACGATCAATGAATCTATCAAAGAGATATGGTTCTGACTTATTAACAACCACAACTTTAACAAACTTATCACGTAGAGCTTCTACATCATATGTATTATACTCTGTTTTTTGATCGTCGTACACCACTTTTTGAAAAATAGTTATAGGATTACGTACTGCAGTAAGTTCACGTGTATCAGTATCAAAGATATGAAAGTACTTATTATCGTGTGCATCTGACCATGTAAATTCCATTTGACTACCGAGATAGTGGATATTACCTTGATTTGATTTAGTATGGAAATGGCCTGACATAACAAGCTCAAACCTATCAAACAATTCAGTAGTCATACCATGTGTATTTGGCATACCTTTCATCATATCGAAACCAACTAATTCAAGATGTGCGCCAAGAATAGAAGCTTTACAATTCTTAAGAAAGTCAGTATACTCACCATAGTTTTCGTTGTTAATCCATGGTAGTACAGCGATATCACATCCATCATAGTTTAATACTTTAGGCTTCATAATGATATTAACATTAGAAGTATAGTGACCTAACAACTCTTTAAGAGAACATAAGTCGTTCGTGTTCTTATAGAATACATCATGGTTACCAGGAATGATATCCATATGAATACCAAGTTCTCGAATACGATCAAGAAACACTTTACGATTAGAGTTTAAAGCTTTAAAGTTTACATACTTTCTGTGATCATAGTAATCACCAAGATGCAATATCTGTTTAATGCCATGTTCTTCCATGTAGGGAAAGAACGATTCTTCGTAGAACCGCTCTTGATATCTGATAAAAATGTCAGATGAATTACGACACCCACAATGAGTGTCGTTTAAGATAGCTACTTTCATATTAACCTTCGTTCATAATATTATGCTTAGGAGTCCAACCTAAATCTAACAGATATTGAATATCAGCACGTGTTGCCATACGTTCACCTGGTGCTTCGCCTTTACGACGTTCACCATTAAAGTCTAGTTTCTTAGCTAGCTCTGAAACCGGTGTCACATGACCTGTACCAATATCAACTACTGATTGGTCTATTGTATAACAATTTTGCATGATTGTACACAGCCCATTTAATAAATCTTCAATATGAATCCAATCTCTAAAATGATCTTGATTAATATAGTCTACTTCTTTCTTCTGCAATCTACGATAAAGCATATCTTCACGTCCTGGCCAAACAGTGTGAAATCTCATGCCAATATGTTTAACAGTAAGCATTGATGCCATTTCTTCAATCATTTGTTTAGTAGTTGCATATGGATTTAGCCACCACTCATGAGCATTCGATGAAGACGCATAAATTACTTCTGTTCTTGTGCGCTCACAGTATTTAAAGATACGTCTTGATAGTTCAACATTATTCTTATAGTATTCTTCAGGTTCTCTAAACGATCTACGAACACCAGCAAGACCTGCAAGATGAACTACCATATCAAATTGTTTACTCTTTGATTCCCAATCTACATCAAGTAAATCTCCATCAATAGTACCAACAATAACTTCTCTTTTACCAAGTTCAGTTAATAGATGACTGCCAACGTATCCTTCGTGACCTGTTAATAATACACTATAACTCATTATGCTCTCCACTTTTTATTAGCTGATTGTGCTTTATCTAAAACGCTCATTTCGTTTGATGTGAATTTTAAGAATGCTTGTACATCCTTTGGGAAACAGGCTCCACCGAACCCACGTTCTCCATCAGGTCCTGGCACATCAAAATGCGATGTACCTAATCTAGGATCTAATTCTAATAGAGACTTAAGACCCTTCCAGTCTCCACCATATTGTTCATACAGCTCATTCATAAATGCAACTTTAGTAGCAAGAAAGCTGTTAACTGTATACTTCATGAATGATGCACTTCTTGCATCTGTTCTATGAATATTTTTACCAATAGCTTTAAACAACAATGCCCAGAACAATGTATTCCTACCACCTAATACTACATCCTTTTGAGATCTTATATCAGATGCTGCATTAGAAGCTGTTAAGAATTCAGGTGAGTATATCAAGTTAGGATCATTCTTACTAATCTTCTCTGCATAATCAGGAAGTATAGTGCTTTTAATAAGTATAGGTCGTTTAACCTTACTGATAATATCATCTATGATAGAATAATCAATAGTTCCATCTTCGAGAGTAGGAGCTGGTACACATACAATAGAAGGCCTTAAGTAAGCTTCCTTTGTAGGCATCATACCTTGTGCAGGATCTACACGAATAACGTTATAGCCGTTCTCTTCAAATAGATCTGCATAAGAAGATCCTACAAAGCCATTTCCAAATACTGTAATACGTGGCATGTTAAGCACCCATAAACAGTTCGAGACCCTTTGCTTTACGCTCTTTCTCTTCTGCTTTCTCTTTCTTACCAAACTCTTTTAATGAGTTATCAACTTCACGAATCTTATCGATTCTTCCACGTAGCTCTTCAACGAAAGCACGTTCAGTTCCACCAGGTGCACCACCCGTGTCTGCATCACCATAGGATAAGAAATCATCAACACCGGCTTTTTCAATCCATCTGAATTTAATATCTTGTTGTTTCTTTTCTTTTGCAATACGGCGTAAGAATGCGTAATAGCATATCTGAGTGAAGTAAGCAAACGCATTAGGATTACCTGTACGAGTAGCAGCTTCAATGTTATAGTTTGTTATTGCTTTTAAACAATTCTCAACTGCATCCATTACCATTTCTTCACGATAGGTATAACGAATGAAGTTAGATTTGTGTGATAAACCTTCTGATATTTTAAGAAAGCATTGAGCAATATAATCAGGTACAATTGGCAAAGGTAAATCTGCTTCTTGTGCTGCATTAACTTTCGTTACATAATCAACTACAGAGTAAGAGAATTCTCTATTGTTGACATAATGAGGTTTGTTCTTTGGTTTGATTTTTGTCATTATATACTCCTAGTATATTTTATCGCGTTAAGTATATTATACTACGATTCTAAGGAAATGTACACTATTATTTTATTAAATTATTTTCATATTATACGCATTTAGCCGTGTACAAAGTTGGCAAAGTATGGTATAATTAAAGAGTGGTTGTTGAGGAGGAGGAGTATACTACCTTAGTGGATGGTAGTCTTTATAGGTATTACGTTATCATACTCTTCATCATCGTCATCATATATATCATCCTCAGTATAGTTGTATTTTGGAGCTTCTGTCTGCTTAAACTTAAGAGCTGTTCGAATATAATGTTCTTTAAATTCGTCTGTGCATTCGCTATGAGATATAATACTAGTTGCATATACTTGTATCACCTCATCTTTAGTCATTGGCATCCATTCAGTAAAATAGAAAGATTCTTTACCACTACCCATAGGCATTACATTAAGCATTAAAGGAAACTCAAGTAAAATTCTTGAACCTTCACTTCCACGTACTAATGCAATAAGTTCATCTCCATTAATTAGTTTAAAGTGCTGAATGTTTACGTCATTCAATTCTTCGTCTTTCATTATATATCCACTTCATATATCTTATATTTAAATTTTTCTTTACCGTATATCTTCATACGCTCTGCTGCATGTAGTAATGTATAGTTCTTACGTGCTTTCCAATGTAGGTCATCAGCTAAATCAAATAGTTTAGTTGCTTGACCGTTATCAGACTTACGAAGACCACGGCCAATTGACTGTAGTACTTTAATTTGAGATTTAGATGGACTTGCAAATATCACGTTATGCAGGTTTCTAATATTAACACCAGTACTGAATGTTCCAAGTGATGCAACAATGATAGCGTTCTTTTGAGTTTCAGTAATCTTTCTGATGTCTTCTCTTACGTCTGCTCCTGTCTCGCCTGACACATAGAATATCTGTCTACGAGCATGAGCTTTCTTCTTAATCATATCATATAGAGGTTTACCGTGCTTCTCAACATATTGAAATAATACTAACGTATTACCATCCTGATCTAAAGCTAAGTTAGTGATAAAGCTATTACGTTTTTCATATGCAACGATATAGTCCATCTCCTCCTGATATTTCTTCTTACCCCATCCCTTGCGTATATCTTCAGGATATTTAAGCAAGATCATAGAGATCTCTAATTCAGATAATGCGCCTGAATCCATAAGACTTTTTGTTGTAGTCACATAATGTGCTGGTCCGAAGTGTCCTTCAAGAACAAGCTTATGTGTCTGTGTTCCATCTAATGTACCAGTTGTTCCGAATCTATATTCAGAGTCTCGCATTTTAGATAGTATTGATATTAAAGACTTAGCTTTAAAATTGTGTGCTTCGTCTCCTATAACCATACCAAACTGACTGAACCATTCTGCATTTAGTTTATATATGGACTGCCAAGTAGATACAATAATTCTTTCATTCTCTGCAAACTTAGGTCTACCTGAATAGATGCGGTGAATCATCTCTTCATGATTAAAGTTATCATCGAATTGACTATAATCTCCAAAGTCAGAATACATCTGTTGTACCAAAGAAGTAGTAGGTACAATGATCAATACTCTCTTATCAAACCTATCTAAGAACCAACGAATGATAAGATATATGATTAGAGATTTACCTGAAGCTGTAGGTGATATTAGAAGAGCGCGTTTTTTAGATAGTGCATGCGCAACAGCATCAAGTTGGTATTCACGTGGTTCAATTGCTTTACCATTTGAAGTTAAAGTAAGATCATCTACAAACGACATATCAACCGCAGACTCTGTAGATGGCACACCGTAGTATGCATCGTGTTCTATCTCAAGATGATAGTCCCTACCAGGCGTAGATGCAAACTCTTGAATGTATGCAAACAATCCTCCTGGTAAATCACCAGACCTTATATCGAATAGACGTATCTTTCCATCCCACATCTTATTTTTATAAGCTGGCATAAACTTATATCCTGGAACAAAGAATGTGAAGAAATCGCATATCTCATTCATGATACCTGGATCTGCTGTTATCGTAAGATAAGCGTGATTCTTTTTCTTAACGCTGATAGTTTCAGACATTATGCACCTGACTCGAATTTTCTCCAGTCTATTGCATTCTTGATACTAGAATGTCTCCATCGAATATTATTAATAATCTCTTCAAGAGTTTCTTTAATAGTTTTAATGTACTCTATACGTGCTTGTGATTCTTGAATATGAGGATCTGAATCATAGTAGTAATCCATATCACCTTTCAAAACTTTCAGTCCGTTAAGTGCATCGTATTCCCAGCCAAGTTCATCAATCTGATCTTTAGTGAGCTTACCATTATACCATAGCCACTTCTGTTTAAGAAGGACTTTGAATTCCATATCTTTTCGCTTTAGCTGGAGTTTTGTTGTTGTTAGAAGTTCTAAGTACTTGGCATGTAGTTTAGCAGAATCTATAGATGCCTGATCTAAACGAAGCTCATCAATCTTTGAGTCTTCTTTCCACATTTCCAAGATTTTTTCAATGTTCATCATATTATTCACCGTTATTCATATTAATCAATAGTATCTATACTAGTAGGTAATTGGCTTAAACTTAAAGTAAGAGTACTGAAAAGTCACAGCAGCAGTTAGATATTGTATATCAGTTGCAGTAGTATCAAATGGCAACGAGCTTAGATTGATAGGATACGCGTCAATAAACTGTATTTCTTGTGCAATATTGTTATGGCTATTCAATACTTGTAATGTCATATCACGAGTCTTACGTACACCATAATCATCTTCAGTAACCATTCCAAGAAGCCAATCATGAATCTCTTTATAGTTAAGTAATGATTCGTCAACAAGAAATGTTATATCAAATGGATTGTACTCAATCTTATCTGGTGCTAAACCAATGTTTCTCTTTGGAGTATTTAGTACAGCAGGAGATACAGATAGATCTGGTAAGGTAACTAACTGAACCATGTATTGTGCATTAGGATATTTCTGTGAATCAATCACAAGTCTAAATCCTGCTGGTGCGAGGAATGATAGATTATCTACTAACGTAGCGCTTGCTGTTTCTTGAAAATTAATGTCTGCTTGATATGGCATAGTAGTCTCCTTATACCTTTATTTATAACAAAAAAAGGGCAGCCTTTCGGCCGCCCTTATTAATAGCTATGTAGGGAGGGTTTAGCCTTCGCCTAAGATATTGTCTACCTTAAAGATACGGTAGTATTGGTTTTCGCGATCAACACCTGTGTTATCAACTGCGCCTGCTGTTCCCACATATGGGTTAGCAACCATGCCGTAACGAGTTTTGAAGCCGATTTTTGGTTGGAAAGAATTCTCACCAACTGCACGAACCATTGTCAATGGTACATATGGACAGTAGAACAAGCCTGCGTCGTATGCGTTTGTACCTTTGTAACCGATGTTAACATAGTTAACAGCAGCGTATGGATCGATATACACTTTCATGCCACCGTTGATTGTGCCTGCAAATGTGTTGCCTGCGTCATCGATGTTCAAGCCAGCGTTACCAGCAAGAGCTGGTGTATAATCAAGCATACCTGATGCAGATAGTGCAGCAGCTACGTCTGATGAACAGATTAGGAAGTTACCTTTACCGCGACGTGTTTCTTTAGCGATAACATTTGCTTCACGCATAATTTGTACAAGTAGTCCTTTGTACTTCTCTACAGACCAACGACCGTCAGCGTCTGTATCCAAGTCAAAAGTACCAGCAGTTGTTAGATCAGCTTGTGCTGCACCTAATTTAGCTTTTAAGTTGATTGTACGAATTACTTCGCGGTTGATTTCAGCAAGAATTTCTGCAGACAAGATGTTTGCTAATTCTGCTTCAGCGTCTAGGCCGTGCACAGCTTTAAGGTCTTGTGCAAGTTCCATTGTGTATTCCGCTTTCAAAGCACGTGACTTAGCTGTCACTGTTGCTTTTTCAATTGAGAATGCCATTTCTGGGAATGCATTTGAACCTGAATCGCCAAGTGCTTCAGCTGTCGCTGTAGACATACCAGTACCTGGAGCATATTCTGCAACTGTATCAGCGTCGTTACCTGCTGAACCACCAGAAGCTGGATCGTCACCAGCGAAAGGATCGTTATTGCCAGCGTCAGCTGAACCAGTATCACCAGATGCGGCACCTGAGAATGCAGTGTCTGCTTCAGCGAATAATGCTTCAGTTCCACTTTGTGATGTATAGCGTGATTTCATTGCGAAGATCAAGCCAGTTGGACCAGTCATTGGCTGTACACCAGCAATGTCATAAGCCATTAGGTTTGGCATAGAACGACGTACTAGTGAGATCAAGATTGGATCCCAGTTGTCAATTCCAGCACCAGTTGCGTTTGCAGGTGCAGCTTCTGTTAGTGAGAAAGACTGATGTCCGCGCTCTTCAGCTAGGGCTTTTTCAGTGTTTTCCAACATCACAGCAGTCACAGACTTGCGGTGGTTGTCTTTAAATGCAGGAGCTTCAGCTGATTCCATTACTGGCGCCCACTTCTCCATTAGATTTTTATCTGCGTTAAACATTTTAGTTTACTCCGTTAGATTAGATATTTGTTGTTTTAAGGGCAGCTAAGTAGCTTTGCATACGAGATGATACTTCTACTTCGTCAGTAGATTCATCTAGTACAACTTCTTCGCTTACGATAGGTGTCGCTTCTTTAAAATATGTTTCTTTGATAGTTTCAACTTTTGCAGTAAATGCATCAGCAGATTCATAAGTAACATCTTCAACAAGTGACTTTAGCTTTTCAGCTTGTGCTTCGCTCAAACCAGTTGCAGATTCACGTACGATTGCATCACGAGTAAGAGTTTTTACTTCGTTAGACAATTCGATGTTTTTCTGCTCGGAAACATTAACAGCTTCTTCAAGGTTGTCTACCTTCGTAGCAAGATCGTCGACTAGGTCAACTTTGCTTTCAGGTACATCAACATAGTGCTCAGTGAACACACCATGAAGGGCAGTCATAAAGCTTTCAGCAACTTCGGTACGTAGACCGTTTTCTACTGCAAGTTTATTTTCTTCCATCCAGTTTTCGACGACGTAGTTGAGGTAGCCATCAACTTTCTCGACCAATTCAGAATGAATACGAGTTGTTTCTTCAGTCAACTCTTCTTGATATGATTCTTCCAAACGTGCAACGTTTGTTGCTAGTTTAGATTTTAGTGCAGCTTCAAAAATGATTGCAGCTTTACCTTTGAATCCTTCAGAAAGAGTTGCTTCATCAGCAACCAATGCATCCAAATCTTCGTCAAAGTGAGATTCAGATACAACTTCTGCATCATCTGTCTCTACGCTTTCAGCATGCATCTTCATATATGCTGCTGTTAGCTCTTCTTTTTTCATCTTAGACATTTTGTTATACATGGCATTAACCATACCTGCTTTTGTCTTTGGTGCAGTTGCTTGTGCCGGTGCTGATTTCTTAATTTCAGCAGCGTCATCTTCAGCAGCTTTCGCCCCATCAACTTCAGGTGCAGCCTTTGCCTCGTCCAGGTGATTCCCATCAGAAACTTCAACGTTCTCAAGGGTCTCATCTTGGAGTTGTTCAACAACGTCTTCGACTTCGATTTTCTGTTCGATATCAGACATTCAATACTCCTATTGAGTTAAAGTTTTGAGAGGAAATCTTTGAAGACTTTCATCTGTACATTACTCATGTCAGCTGATTTTGCTTCTTTGATCTCAGTCTCGAACTGTTCAATTTCTTGTGCTTTTAGGATACCATTATCCCAAACCCAATCTACTCCTTCCATGATGCCATTTACAAAGGCCTCAGGAGCAGATGGATCTTGTACGATATCAACTGTAGATAAGATAAAATCGTTACCTACCATGTTAACACCATTACGTTGCACAAGACTACCCATACCACGACTTGAAACACCAAGCTGAACACCACCTTCCATCAGACCCTTTACAATCTGACCCATTGGAGTATTCAAAATTAGTGCTTTACCCATCACATTATTACCATCCCAATTAAGTTCGGTAATGCGATGAGATACTTTATCCAAATTAACAGTAGGGCCTTCTGGGTGATTCAATTCACCTACAGCTCTACCTTTGGAAACTTGTTCAGCAGTGTATTTTGCCACTGCTTTTTCTAGGACTGCTTTCGGGTAGATCCTGCCATTGCGGTTCTTACCTTCAGCTTGCATAAAGATACCTTCGATAATAGCGGTTTTCTCGCCATTATCGTTAGCTTCAGTCATATACTCGAGCTGTGTGTCGAGATGTTCTGTCATTAACTTCATGTTATTTGCCCATTAATTTTGTGAAATCTTTAATTGCCTTTTCAGCGTCTTTTTCAGTTTTAAAAGTATCTAAATCTTGACCATCAATCGATGCAACAAACTTAGATCCTTTCTTTTTAATTTCCGCTTTGAACTTACCTTTACCGACTTTAAAAGACTTAGTAGCCTCAGATACAGTATTAGGCTTCGTCCTGAATTCCTGAAACTTCATCATCGAGTTCTACTTCCTCTAATTCTGGTGCAGTACCAGTCATTCCTTGTGCGATAGAAATCTTACGATCATCCATTGCGGTATTAATTTTATTTTGCATTAGTGCAGCAAATGCGTTATTCGCGTCATTTTTGCTATTACCATCTAATGCATTAATTAAATCACTTACTTCAGTCATCTTACTCGCCTTTCATTTATTTATACAACCTATGATTTAGACTTTAAATATCTTCATCATTATTGTCATTCATGCCTTCATCATCAATTTGTTTGATAATATTTTCAATATCTTCTTCTGTTTGCATTAATACATTCTTACGTATCCATTCAACAGAGTAATAACGTCCTGCATATTCATCTATTTCACGTAGTGTACCTAAACGCTCTCGTAATAGTTCTGCATCTTTCAGTTCAGAGAAATGGTTATCTTTTAAGAAGTCAACACTAATGTCAGATCTAATAGTTTCCCACTCTTCTTCTGTAACAATACCTTTAAGAATAAGTTGTGTTTTAAGAATATCAATGAATAGTGCAGAAAACTTCTTACGTAATCTATTAATAAACTTTTGGAACTTAAGCTCATCTCTTGAGATCTCTGTAGATCTACCAAGATTAAACTGTTGTTCTTGTTCTAAACGACCACTTGGTACATTCAAAGATTTATATAGTTTACGACGGAAGTATTCGATGTCATCAATCTGACCTAGGTTTTCACCACCAGGTAGAGTAGAAATTTCTGTACCTCTACCGCCTTCACGTCTTGGTAACCAGAAATCTTCAAGCATTGACATATGCTTCTTATCATCTTTCATATCACCGGTTTCAGCATCGTAAACCATTTTGTTACGATACTTTGCCATGATGTTACGTAGATATTCTTCTGCTTTACCTTTTGGAAGGTTACCTACATCGATATAAAAGATACGACGTTCAGGAGCACGTGCAAGACGATAGATTACCAATGAATCTTCCATCATACGAAGCTGATTAACAGGCTTCAGTGCTTTATGTAGGTGTGATAAGATACGTTTACGACTTGGATCTAATAGTCCAGAAGTAACGTATGTAATAGAATCTTTTGCAATCTTAAGACCTTGTGATTTATTTCCAAGTGAATCGTTCTGGAAGATAAAATATTCACTAGCACCTATTATAATTTCAGCACCTGTCTTAGGATCTTTTTCTTTCTTGAGCTCACGTACTTTGCGAATCTTTGTAGGATCAATAGAACGTAGTTCAATTAAACC